AGACGCGGTTCTGATCGAAAAAAAGGCGTCAGGCCAGTCGCTTCTGCAAGATTTACGCATGGCTGGAGTGCCTGTTTTGGCCTACAGTCCAGACCGTGACAAGGAAGCTCGCGCCCATGCCAGCTCCGCTCTTCTGGAAGATGGAAGGATTTTCTTCCCTTCCAGCCGAAAATGGGCTAAAGATTTAATTGATATATGCGCGGCCTTCCCTGCTCACCCCAACGATGACATCGTTGACACATGCACACAGGCATGGTTACGGCTCCGCAAAGGATGGTTTGTTGGGCATAGTGAAGACCCAGATGATGACGATTTTGTAGAAACGAAAAGGATGACGCTCTATGGCTGAACCAGAAAACATTATCCCATTTGCCGAAGGCGCTCCACCCGACGATCTCATGGTCGAGACACTTCCAGATGGTGATGTTCTTATTGGCGATCCAGAGTTGGACATGATGGAAGAACTCGAAGACGCAGAGTTCGACCAAAACCTTGCAGAAACAATCGATGAACGCGAGCTGGTGCGAAAAGCACAGGAGCTTATTGGATTTTTTGACAATGACAAAGAAGCCAGATCCGAATGGGAGCAGCGTTACAAGCAAGGATTAAAGACCCTAGATCCAGACGGTGGGCTTGACGAAAGCGAAGATGAACGCGCAACTCGCGGTCTTTCTGTCGTTGTGCATCCAATGATCGCAGAAGCAGCAACCCAGTTTAACGCTCGCGCCATTGCGGAGCTGTACCCATCAGGCGGTCCAGTCAAGTCAATCATCATTGGCAATCCAGATGAGCAAATGGAAGAGCAAGCTCGCAGAGTGCGCGAGTTTATGAATTACCAGATCACGCAGGAAATGCCTGAGTATTTCCCTGATCTAGACCAAATGCTGTTTCACCTTCCATTGATCGGCCACACTTTTAAAAAGGTTTGGTGGGATACCAACATGGATCGGCAGTGCAGCCAGTTCGTAAAGGCAGAAGACTTTGTGGTCGCTCCAGAAAGCAAGGATCTTTACACATCACCGCGCTACACGCACGTCATTCGGATGCCAAAGAATGACTTCAATCGCTACGTTCAGAATGGTTATTATCTGCCAACCGCCTACATTGGCGACACGGTAGATCCAGTCGATGATGTGATCGGAGAGATCGAAGGCGTTGATGAATACAGCGAAGGCAGTCAAGACGATGTAATGACGCTGCTCGAAATGCACGTCTATGATTTGTTTGAAGGCATCGATGGCCAAGAAATGGACAGCGATGAGGCAGACGAAAACGCTGTTGCAATCCCATATGTGATCACAATTGACTATGACAACCAGCGCGTTGTCAGCATTCGGCGCAACTGGAAGCAAGATGACGAAGAGAAAAAGCGCCGTGACTGGTTCGTAAGCTACAAGTTCCTACCCGGTTTAGGCTTCTATGGCTTTGGCCTGTACCACATGATCGGCGGTTTGGGCAAAGCAGCTACTGGATCTCTTCGCGCTCTACTCGACAGTGCCGCATTTGCCAACATGCAAGGTGGATTTAAGCTGCGTGGCCGCGTTAATGGCGGCGACATGCAGATCAATCCGGGCGAGTTTGTGGATCTCGACAGCACAGTTGATGATGTAAACAAGGCAATCATGCCATTGCCATTTAAGGAACCAAGCAGTTCCCTGTTCAGTTTGCTAGGTTATATTGTTGAGGCTGGCCAGCGTTTCGCAAGTACGGCTGATCTCAATGTTGGTGACGTTAATCCAAACGCTCCAGTTGGATCGACAGTTGCCCTAATTGAACAGGGGTCAAAAGCCTTTAGCGCAATTCACAAGCGGTTGCATTATGCACAAGGCCAAGAGTTCAAGTTGCTTGCCAACCTGAACGCAGAGAATTTGCCTGATGAGTTTAGCTTTGCACAAGCTGGTGCAGCGGAAATCATCTATCGCTCTGACTTTGATGATCGCATTGACATCGTGCCAGTTAGCGATCCAAACATTTTCTCGACAGCCCAGCGCATTGCACAGGCTCAAGCTGTTTTGGAAATGGCGCGATCAGCTCCACAGCTCCATGATTTGTACGAAGCATACAAGCGGATGTATGAGGCCATTCGGATTCCGAATATCGATGAAATCCTGAAGAAGCCTGAAGAGGCGGTTCAGATGGACCCAATCGATGAGAATATGAGCGTGATGTATGGTAGGCCAATACGCGCATTCCCAGAGCAAGACCATGACGCGCACATTGCGGTTCACATGCAGTTCCTTCAAGATCCATCTTTGGCTGGCAATCCGGGTGCAAAAAAAATGCAGCCAATTTTAATTGCTCATATCGCAGAGCATATTGCGTTGCTGTATCGTCAGCGCATGGAGGCAAGCGTCAATATGCCATTGCCACCATTGCCAGATTTCAAAGAAATGAAGATCAAGTTCAACGATGTAGATCCAGAGCAAGATCGATTAATCAGCCAACGTGCAGCGCAAGTTGTGGCGGCATCACCTCAGATGAAGCAGATCGAAGCAATTCGAGGCATGGGTCAAAAAGGTGGTCAGCAGGGAAATCCTTTGCAGTATGCACAGCAGTTGGCGCAGCTAGAAACAGAGGCTTTGAAAGCCAGAACGAAAGCGCAGATCGAAGCAGATCAAGCCAAGGCGCAATCAAATATTCAGATCAAAGAGGCAGAAGCACGTCAGGATATGGAGATCGAAATGGCCAAGGCGCGAGCCGATATGGAGGCCAAGATCACAAAGTTGGAGGCAGAGTTGCAGCTTGAGAGAGAAAAGAACGCAGCTAAAATACAGATGGAGGCCATGAAAAATAATGTACCCCCCTCAGTATAGACTTCCTCCAATAAATCCTGCTGCGTTTGGCGGGTTACCAGCGCAGCAGGGTCCAAGAGGTGGCCCTCCTATGCCTCCTCCCATGCAGGGGGGGCCACAAGGTCAGCCTCCTATGGACATGAATAAATATCTTTTGAATAAGGTCGAAGAAATCCGCAAGCGAATGGGCGCTGGGGATTTAGGTGGGTTGTCAGCAATTGCAGATGCAATGCCACAGCCTCAAATGAACGTAAGGGCGCAGCCTGCACCACAGCAGCCTGTTCCAAATCAGCAAGCGAGGATGGCATAATGGGCGGTTTATGTGGCAGCAGCGGTAGCAGCAGTAGCAGTAGCAGTAGCAGTAGCAACGATAGCAGCGATAGCGGCAACAGTTTTACAGAAACACTGGCAAATATCTTTACGCCAAACGATGGCGCGTCTTATGTAAATGGTCAGCTTGTTGATGATCGCACAGGCGAGCGAATAGAAGCTGGTGGCACAACATATTCTGGAAATGTTATTTCAGGATCGGCCAATACTGAATCAAATGATGGCAGAGATATTCCAGAGAGTTTTACCAATAGCTTGCCTGCCTTGGTCGAAAACCCAAACAAAGATTCGTACAACGAAACTCAAACAGATGATGAGTGGGGATATACCAGAGCTGACGGTACAGTAGTTACGGCTGCTCAAGACATGATTGATGGCGGTGGTAAAAACTTTGGAGGTGAAGTTTTTGCAATCGGTGGCGGTATAAATGCAGATTTAAATGGCGATGGATACGTTACAGCGGCAGAAGCCACGGCCAGCGGAAATCTTACTGACAATTTTGTTTCTAATATTTCAAATGCTTCAGGCGCAACGCCATTGGGTTCTGGGTTGGAGCCAACTGGAGTAGCTGGGGCGCTTGCGAATTACACCATTCCGGGCATGATTTACGAAGGCGTAAGAGATGCAACAGGAAAGTTTGGTTACGGTGGTCGGCCAGAAAGCTCACTTAACAGCGATATGGATAGTGTTGTTGGTGGTCTTTCTGGACAAGACGCTATTAATGCAGCGGTAAACATGGCTGTTGCAGATACATCTGTGCCGTATCCAACAGGACCACAAACAGCGGATGATGTTATAGTTTCGACTGCTGCTGTGGATTACGGCGACGAAGATGCAAGGCGTAATGCCATTTATGGTATGCGCGGAACGTCAGAAGATTATGATCGTTTTTCACGCGGTGGCGGTGGCTATAGGTTTATGCCAGAGTATTTAAGACGTTTTATGAGCGGTGAAAACTTTGATGTAATGGCCCAGCAAATCACTTTGCAAGATGGCACAATTGCATATCGGACGCCAGATGGCCGTATTTTAAGCCCAGAGCAATTTGAGAATACAGCGCAAGATGTTGCGGCATTGACTGTTGAAGGCCCAGATGAGCAGTATTTGCAGGGGTATAGTCAAACAGGACCAGATGGAATGCCGATATACTTTGATGCAGAAGGCAATCCAGTAGACAATTTGGGATAAATTAAATGCCAAACCAGCGAAATGCTAATAGGTTGAAGCAAAAAGGCACTAAGTCTTTAGCTGCTTGGGATTTTAAATCGAAAGATAGGCCAAAGGAAGTTCCAATGGCTGCTTTTGATAACATCCCAAGGCAAACTGAGATCATGGGTCAGCCTCACATGCTGTCTTACATCAACCCTGAAGAAAAGGCGGTGTTGCAGCAAATGCGAGGTGGTATGCCCCCAGTGGCAGGGCCGGGCGGTGTGCCTAGTTATCTTACTTGGCAAGATGTTAAGGATTCTTGGAACAAAACAGTTAGTGCTGTTAAGGATACTTTTAGCGGCGGTGGCGGTGGAGGCGGTGGTCGTGACTTCGACGCTGACATGAGCGTTGGAGCGATCAACACTGGTTTAACTTACAGTGGTTCAGATCCTGTTGTTTCTGGTGGCTTTGACTTTGGCAACGATAATGATGACAAGCCAGCGGTTGCAACTGGGTCGAGCGGTTATCCAAGCTTGGATGCGACTGCTGGTGGTTCAACGCTTGTTGATGTGAGTGGTATTTCTTTAGATGATCTTAATATTGACTGGGATGCTTATAATAAGTCTCTTGGCATTGATACCAGTTATGCTGTTGGTAGCGGCAGCGGATCTCTTGTCACTGGTGGTGCCTCAGACAGCAACGAAGATTTCTTTGATTCTGTAAATACAGGCAGCA